GTTCTTGAGACTCAAATAATCCGGTTCCTAAACTGACACATAAAAAGGCGTGCATAGGTTTGGTTCCTGCTTGTACAGAGCCTATGAATACGTTGTCGTATTCTTTATTGTTAGCACTTCTCATGGATATCGTGAAGCTTGCATTCTTTCTGTGTAAGAAACCTGCTAGTTCCATGTCTAATACGAAAGGGTCAGTAAAGCCATTATAACTTCTGAGCATGGACACGTAATCTTCAAATTCTTTCGATATCTTCTTCACTAGTCCACTGGTAACTAAGGCTTCCTTTGCGCACCAATTGAGTGGATCTTTGCCTTTGTCACAAATGACGTTTAGGTTGGCTTGGGAGACATAAATAGCATGTATATCATCTTCTTTGTTCCCACTATCATAAAGGTAGAAGCCTGATTCTCCTCTATCATAGTATTCTTGGTCTAGAACTTTCATGCCAAAGGAATTTATATAATCGACAGCTTCCTTCAAATCCATTCCTTTATCTCCGTTAGTGTATTTCAAAGCCGCACATATATTCTTGGCTGTATCGTAATACACGTGTTCTTCATCACAAGTTAAAAGTTCTGTGATGGTACTAGCTGCTTCAGGGAAATCGTAATCACATCTCAGTGCTAAACCTATAGCTAGACTGAGAGGTACGCATTTATCTCCTTCTACGGGGGGAATATAAACAAAACACTTTATGTCTTTGCCGTCTTTGTTTTTCTTGATCACTTCTTGAACGATGAATCCGAAAGGTCTGCTTTCTATAGGATCATTCGTCTTTATAACGGGCGTGTCATCTTGTCTAATAGGCATGGTCCCTCTCTTCAGTACATAACTATGTCCGAAGTGGATAGGTCTCTTATCCCAAGAGCCTACATAATGATCCTCATTATCTTTTGATCTAAATTTGTTCTTAGCTAATAAAGGACAATAATACATATGTCCGTCATAAGCTGCGACCATGGGGCCCAGCTTAGCTAATTTACTGAGGACGGGGATCTGATAGTTGGACATGTTCAAATTCTGGAAATGTTCTTCACTGTTTGCCAACTCTTTCAGACGAGAATCTTCAGGATATCTCTCGCTGAGTAATTTC